AACCCAGTATACAATGACTTTATATCAGATCGCATTAAGAATGCACTTGTAACATCATCTATCGATGATAACATTATTCATGACGTAAGTGGTCCTCATAGAGACTTGGATCCTGAAGAAGGTTACCTTGTATCACTAAAGCGTACCATTAAAGTTATGGACGAAAACGGAAACACTTACAAAATCACTATTGAGCAGGACTAAATTATGTTAGTATATAGAAAAAACATTCTCACGGATGAAGTTAAGTCAATGGACTTACCAGTAACTCAAAAACAACTTGATATATACGAGAATACAAACACTCTCGTTCAAGATGTTTTCCCTGATCTAACTGCAGATCAACGTGAGTTTCTTATTTCCGGAATGACACCTAGTGATTTTACTTTACTATGTGAAGATAATTTTTAAAAATAATTGTAAAAAACTGTTTACATTACTTTAAAACTGTGTTATAATACACATTATATTATATAAGGATTACATTATGACAAAACCTCTTACTCAAGCTCAACGTTTACGTATGATCAAAAAGGCTCACAAAAATGTTGTAAAGAAACAAAAGGTAGCCGAACGTAAAGCACTTCAAGAAACACGAGCTCTCACTAAAGCTGTTAAAAAAGCTGGTCAACATGCACCAAAGAATCTTGATGCGTTTAGCGAAGAAAGCATGTATTACAGTGACAAGGAAGTAAACGATTACATTAAAGGATCTTCGATATACGAATCATATCAATCAATGCAGGACGAATAATATGATGTATACTAATTCATTACGTTATGACATGCATGGTCGTAAACGTAAATCAAAGGCACTTAATACTACTAAAAAGTATAAACCAAAGTTTGAACCATTAGAAGTAAAGTCGCCACACCCAAGCCAGGACAGACAAGAATATAAGTCTGCTCCTCTTACGCCACCGCGGCAAGTAGTACAAGATGATTCTTATAAGAAAGAAATCTCATCTCAATATACTGTATCGATTGCTTTCAATAAAGGTGCGTATCAAGTAGTTCCAAACAGTGATATCAAACATATTGGAAAATAATTGTTTACATTACTTTAAAAGTATGATATAATATAGTTATTATATAGGAGACAGATATGTCAGTACAATTAGATAAGCAGCGTGCCAAAGGCAGAAAGAATCGAACGTCAATTGAAGGTCAATACCTTGGTCCAATGCCAGTCTTTGATGCAAGCACCACCCCCGATCTAGATAAAGATTACAATGGGTATTGGCATGCATGGAGTAAAGCTGCAAACTGGTTTAATTACAAGTGCAGTGGTAAAGACTTTAAAGCTTATGCTATTAGTTATGCAACTGAATATCTAAAAGTTTCAAAAGATGATCTACGTAATCTAAAGAAAGTTAAAGATGATAAGTTCCTACCAGTCTCTAAGCTAACTGCTATTCACTTTACTGGTTTTAATTATCATTCTGATGAACGTACTCTTATTGAAAACTCTATTAAATCTCTTATTGATCTCGGTAAACAAATTGCAGAAGAAGTTGTAGAAGATGCAGCTGAACCTAAGGTGGTTATATCGATTCAAGATCGTATGCGTACTAAAATGATGGAAACACTCTATGCTGAGTTTGATGAAACTGTTATTGAACCTTGGCTTGATGATAATTTCTCTTCTACATTTGATGCATTCAATGCGATTAAGCGACATGGTATTAAAGGTCCTGGTGTTAAAATGTTTGCTGATCAGGTAAAGCCATTGTATGATGAATTAAATGATGCATACAATAAAGACTGTGAACAGGCGGTTGAAGGTTATTCGCATTGGTCAAGACCACAACTAAAGAAAGCCATTAAACAACTCGAAACAGTTTTATCTGATATCGAAAAAACTCAAATGGCAAATAAGGCTGTACGTAAGACGCGTGCTGTAAAGCCAAAGTCTTCAGATAAACAAGTGGCTAAACTTAATTATCTTAAAGATGATAATACAAACAAGCTAGCGTCTATCAGTCCTCTTCAGATACCTGGCGCTAGAGTCTTATATGTCTATAACGTTAAAAATAAGAAGCTTACAGAGTTCGTTACAGATAACTCTGCAGGGTTTACAGTATCAGGTTCAACTCTTAAAAACTTTGATACTACATTAAGTAGATCATGTGGTCTTCGAAAGCCTGATGATATACTACCACAGATTCTTAAGAAGACACAGAAGCAGATTGATAATGTGTTTAAGGGTCTTACTACGAAGGTCAGTGTACCAGCTGGTCGAATCAACAAGGATTGTATATTACTGAGGGTTATGAATTGAGTGAATTAGAAGATTATAAAATCATGACAAAGAAACGATTCTCTGCTGCAGTTGAATCAATTGTGATAACTAAACGTTTAAGTTATATTGATGCTATTACAGACTTAGCTGAAGAAAGAATGATGGACTATGCAAATGTAAAGAGGTTACTATCAGACTCCATTAAACAAAAGCTTGAAGTAGAAGCAGCTGAATTGAGATTAATTAAAACTGAAACAGGAAATAAATTACCATTATGAAAGTAGGATTTACTTGTAGTACATTTGATCTATTGCATGCTGGTCATGTACAAATGTTACGTGAAGCTAAAAACCATTGTGATTACTTATTAGTAGGATTACAAGTAGATCCTAGTCTTGATAGAAAAGAAAAGAATCAACCCGTACAAACCATTATTGAACGCTATACACAACTCAAAGCAGTCGGTTATGTAGACGAGATTATTCCATACGGAACAGAGCAAGACCTTGAAGATATATTATCAATGTATGCTATTAATGTTCGTATATTAGGTGAAGAGTATCGTGATAAAGATTTTACCGGTAAGGATATATGTCGTAAGCGTGATATTGATTTGTATTTTAATAAACGTGATCACCGGTTTAGTTCAAGTGATCTTCGAAATAGAGTATGTAACATAAACAACAAAGGAAATTAAAATGAGTATTATTATCCCATCATCACCAGCAGATCGCCAAACAATTAAAGATGCTATGACAGAGATCTCTAATTCTATGGTACGTATCGAAAGTGAAAAAGCTTTTATTAAAGAAGCAGTTGATGAGCTATCTGATAAAGTTGATATTGAAAAGAAGTATCTAAATAAGTTGGCTCGAGTATATCATAAACAAACCCTTGCTCAGGTCTCTGCGGAAATCGAAGACCTGGAAGCACTATATGAATCTTGCCTTAAGTAGAATGGATCCATTTGAGTCTTACAAACTTTATAATGCGTTAAAGCTTCATTTCGAAACAGATTATGATGCAGTCAAATACCATTATAAAACCAGAGTAAATGCACAATCTTTTTTTAAACGAAGAGATAAGTATTTCTTTGCGAAGCTTGGTAAGACTTATGGCAGGGATCTAACAAAGTATTACGTATCTAATTTTATTAAAGACGTAAAGTATGTAGGTGACATGCTAGGGCCTGATGGTGAAACTAACTACAATGATATGGTAAAAGTTCACGAATCATTGTCGTATAAATTTAAAAATGATATAAATAAATTATCATCAATGGTTAACACATTTGATGAGTTGTTAGAGTGTAGAGATAATGAATATCCTATTGTTATTGATGCACTCTTACAAGAAGAAATTTGTTTAGAAACTGTGGTCATACTTCATAAGCTAACTGGCTTTATGAATAAAGCAGATAAACAAATAACCGAGACTATCATGTGGCCTGATATCTCACGTAAAGTACATAAGTACAATCCATTCATTACTATCGATCGAGATAAAATGATAAAGATTGTAACAAAGTCCTTTACAAATTAGTGATAGTGTGTTATAATATAAATCTATATTATGTATAAAGTGGATAATTCAGACAATACAAATATATACAACGGAGAAAAAAATATGTCTTTAAGTAATCTAAAATCTAGTCGTGGCTCGTCTATCGACAAACTCGTTCAAGCAGCTGAAGCTGTATCTCAAAAAGCAGAAACTAAATCTTACGGTGATGATCGTTTTTGGAAACCAACTCGTGATAAAGCAGGTAATGGTTATGCGGTAATTCGTTTCCTTCCACCTAAAGAAGGTGAAGATCTACCGTGGGCACGTTACTGGGATCATGGTTTCCAAGGTCCAACTGGTATGTGGTATATCGAAAACTCATTGACTTCTATTGGTCAAGATGATCCTGTTTCAGAAGCAAACAGCATTTTGTGGAATAGTGGTCGAGATGAAGATAAAGCACTGGCTCGTGAACGCAAGCGTCGTCTACATTATGTTTCAAATATCCTTGTTATCTCGGATCCTTCTAACCCAGAGAATGAAGGTAAAGTATTCCTTTATAAGTTTGGTAAGAAGATCTTTGATAAGATTATGGATGTAATGCAACCTCAATTCCAAGATGAAGATCCTGTAAACCCTTACGATTTTTGGGAAGGTGCTGACTTCAAACTGAAAATTCGTAAAGTAGAAGGTTGGGTAAACTACGACAAATCTGAGTTTGGTTCTCAATCGGCTTTGTTTAATTCAGATGAAGATAAACTAGAAGAAGTATATTCGAAGGTTCATTCTTTAACTGATTTTACAGATCCAAGTAACTATAAGAGTTATGCAGAACTAAAAGCTAAAATGAATAAAGTACTAGGTGTAGAAGCAAGTGAAGTTGCTGAGGCTGCTCCTGTAGCTGCTGCAGTTGCTGAACCAGTCATGGCTGCTGAATCTGCTCCGGTAGGTAATACTGCTGAAGCTGAAGAAGATGATACACTCAGCTATTTTGCTAAGCTAGCTCAAGAATCATAATAACAAAAAATAATAATAACCTTTAGAGCCCTTCGGGGCTCTTTTTTTGTATATATAATATAGGTTAGTCCACTTCAGCGACTCGCATTTGTTCATGCGTTAAAAGACTACTTCAATCCTAACTAGGAGAAGTATATGAACACTTTAATGTATCGTGGCGCAAGCCAACAAGTAAAAAACACAAAGGTAAACAGCGAATCAAAGAAAACTTATAGAGGAGCTTTTTACAAAAGATTGCCAAAGCAAGAAAGGAAGGAAAGTTTACACACGTATCGTGGTGTAGAATTTAGTTCTTAGTATTATGGGGGAACGCAATGTTCCCCTTTTTTATGCGTAAGCTTCT